TCCCTCCTATGTGATTGCGTACAGTATCACCAAGCCGATGAACAGCCCAGCGAAGATGTGTGTGCGGGTCATAATGGCGCCTGCCAGCCTGCGTCGAGGGCATCGACCCGCTCTTTCAGGTCGAAGGCCTTGACCGTAACCCTCTTGTGGGCCTTGCGCGTCGAGACGCTCTCGGCGACCTCGGCCTCGCTGACGCGGATGCCGTGCTTCTTGCCCAGCCCGAGGGCGTTGTCGCCCATCGCTTGGAGGATGGCGGCCTTGAGGTCGCGCTCCTCCTTCGCGTAGGCCTTCGCCGAGATCGCTGCATGCTGCCACTTCTCGATGACGTCATCGATGTCATCGCGGCGGTCGAGCAGGCGGATCGGCTCGTCGCGCTCGATCACCGGCCCACGGTCCATCACCCACTGCGGGATGTCCTGGCCGAGGATCTCGGGCTCCTTGTCGTTCCTGACCCAGCTCCAGAACTCTCGCGCGGCCTCGAGGATCCGCTCCATGACGGGCTCGAGGTCGGCGCGGGTGTACTCGTACCAGCGCAGCTCGTTACCGCCCACGCAGACGGCGATGCCGCCCCAGGACGCGTCGGGGTGCAGGATCATCTGGTGCGCGAGCTGGATCTGATCGTAGGCCCAGGGCGTGTCCTCTGTGTAATGGTCGCGCCAGAACAGCCAGTCACGGTTCTTACTCTCGACGATGCCCAGCTCGCCCTCACGCTCGACCGTGAAGTCGACCGTCGCGCCGATGCCCAGCTCGGGGTCGCAGACGTGGGTGGTCCCCTCGATCACGTCCCAGCCCTTGTGACGAGCGACGGCGCGTCCGATGATCTTCTGCATCTCCTTGCCCCACCACATGCGCTCGTCTTCGGCCTGTGGCAGGGGTGCGGGGCGTTGCTTGTCGCGCCAGATGTCCCAGATGGTCTTGCCGCTCTGGTAGCTCTCGCCGAGGATGACGGGCATCTCGGAGGATCCAAGGTGAGGGTGGCGCAGGGCGAGCCACTCCTCCTCTGGCAGGTCGTCGATGTTGGTGGTGATGATGGTCATGTCAGGTTCCCTCTGGGGTTGCTACCCGGTTCTCTGGGTGGTCGATGATCTGGATGTTACGATGCCGAGCGGGCGGGCGCCGGATGTACTTCTGCTCCTCGAGAGCGCAGAGAAAATTTGTGACGCCATCCTTCGACTTCGTACCCATCAGCTCGCACAGCTCGCGAATGGATGGGGCGCAGCCATCATGGGCAATCCTCTCTCGGATGAGGTAGAAGCACTCGGCCTGGCGTTTAGTCAGCATCGTCGAGGCCCTCCCGTGCGAGGCGGATGACCTCTTCGTAGAACCAGTCCTCCGTCTCGAGGCGATCGCGCACGACCTGGTCCCATGTCTTATGGTCCCACACGAGGCAGTCGAACCTGATGCCCTCGATCTCAAACTCAGGGGGCTCTGCCGGGTAGCAATGCTCGGGCGGGCCGCTGATGTAGGCAGGGCAGCCCAAGGATGTCACCCTGACATCGACCTCACCCTCGAGGTCATCGTATGAAAAGGTGGTTGTCACGTTGATGGGCCGCATCACTTGATCTCCTTGAAGGCTTGGCCGTCGACGCAGGTGGCGTGGACCCAACCGATGATCAGGCCGCTGCCGTCGATGGCCTTGAAGCGGATGGCCTTGTCGTCCCTCTCGAGAGTGACGTTTGTGGCGTAGAAGATGACGCTGGCGACCGTCTCGCCAAACTTGTAGTCGCCCATGAACTTCTCGCCCCCGACGCCCACCTCGCCGCCGTTCAGGGCGTCGAGCGAGGCCTTGTCGGTCGAGATCGAGATCTCGGTGTAGGATCCATACTGGCCGTTGGCCTTCTTGGATCCCCAGACCGCGATGTCGATCTGCCATGTGTCGGGTGTGATGGACTTGGTGGCCCAGCGGACGTGCTGCGCTCCGGCGATATTGATCATGCTCATTGTCAGGTTCCCTCCTGTTTGTGTGATCAAAGTGTGTCGCGGCATTCCTGCCACATGGCCGCAACGTCGGGGCAGCGGGCGTGGTAGATGGCGCGGAGTTCCGCGCTCAGACGCTTGACCTCGGCCTTGTCGTTGTCGCGCATTGCATTGAATACCTGCTTGCGCAGGGTCTTCTCTGTCTCTGTTGCGTCGTCGTAAGCGCCCATCTGGTTTCCCTCCTGTTGCGGGACAAATGTCCCGTTGACGAACATATAGCGATGCGGTGATACTGCGTCAACCCATGAAAGGAGGGTATCGTGAAAAATGTCACTACACGTCATGTCCCCGGCAAGCGCCGGGTGACGTTCTACCTGTCGGAGGAGATCGCCAAGCGGCTCGAGGAGCGGGTCGAGGCGGTCAACAAACTGTCGGCGCCCAACAAGGCGAGCATGAGCGTGGTCGCCGACCAGCTCCTCGATCACGCCATCGCCACGACCGGCCCAGGGGCGCAGGCATGACCGAGGGAAGCAACACCATTGCAGGCGACAAGATCAAGAGCGTGATCGATCGCGTCGAGAACCTGATGCAGGAGCGAAAGAACATCACCGAGGACATCCGCGAGGTGTTCATCGAGGCCAAATCGGTCGGCCTGGATCCATCCATCATCAGAGAGCTGATCAAGCTGCGGGCGATTGAGCGTGATGCACGGCAGGAGAAGGCCGCGCTGCTCGAGAGCTACTCTGTGGCAGCGCAGCTCGACCTCTTCTGATGCGCGTACTGGTGGGCTGCGAGATCTCGGGCCGGGTGCGCGATGCCCTCTGCAGGCTCGGCCATGACGCATGGTCCGTAGATCTGGACGGCCCGGCGCAGGAGCCGGAACTGTTTGAGCGGCAACAGTTTCCTGATCGGCATATCCAAGGGGATGTGTTTGAGGTTATCGACAGGGGCGGCTGGGACATGATCCTAGCCTTCCCCGACTGCACATACCTGTCATCCTCTGGGCTCCACTGGAACGGGCGCGTACCGGGCCGTGCGGCAAAAACGGAGATGGCCGTGACCTTCGCCCGCATGCTGATAGACACGCCTGCGGCCCCACGGGTGGCCGTGGAAAACCCGATAGGCTGCCTCTCGACGCGCATCCGCAAGCCTGACCAGATCATTCAGCCCTATCACTTTGGCGAGGATGCGAGCAAGGCTACATGCCTGTGGCTCAAGGGTTTGCCCGAGCTGGCCGGGACCGAGTATGTGCCCCCCCGCATCGTCAACGGAAAAAAGCGGTGGGCGAACCAGACCGACAGCGGTCAGAACCGCCTCGGCCCATCTCCGAAACGCGCAAGAGAGCGCGGTCTCACATATCCAGGCATATCCGATGCCATGGCGCTACAATGGGGGGGTGCGCCGTGACCCCCGGCCCGCAGCGAAAACATAAGTACGGCGCCAGGGGCGTCCGCACAGAGGATGGGTTCTTCCCATCACAGCGCGAACACAGGCGCTGGGAGGAGCTGAAGCTCCTGCAGATGGCAGGCGAGATCACAGACCTCGAGCGCCAGGTGGCGATGCCCTGCGTCGTCAACGAAATCAAGGTGGCGCGACCCGTGATCGACTTCCACTACCGCAGGGTCGGTGGCGAGGAGGTGTACGAGGATGTCAAAGGCTACATCAAGAGTTCGGATCCTGTGACGCGGATCTGGAAACTACAGCACAAGTTGCTGAAGGCCCTATACAACATAGAAGTGGAGATTGTGAAATGACCAAGAAGGAAGCAGCCACCGTCGAGGATGACGGCAAGAACGAAGTGACTACCCGCCTCACCGAGCGGCACATGGCATGGGTCGAGGCCCGCGCTCGCATGGATGGACGGACGCCCGCGCAGCAGGTCGAGAAGATCATCCGTGAGGCCTGGGCCAACGACCCCTACAAGAAGGAGGTGGTGAGCTACGGCCGGGACGTTGCCCTGGGCGGATCCATGCCTGCGGCCGACTTCAAGCCGTGACGCCGCGCATCGACATCTCCGACGAGATGCTGCGCCAGAGCGAGGCCTTCGGCCGGGCTGTCGTGGCATCCTACGCGGCTGGCGCGAAGGCCCGCTCGAAGAGGATGGCGATGCACGACATCGACAAGGATCCCAGGATGCAGGCCGTCGGTCGGGTCGGGGAGGTGGCTGCGGCCATCTACCTCGGCCTCGACCCTCGGGCCGATCTCGACTGGGGATCCGTCGCCACCGACGCGGGATCCGACTTCAGCCTCCCCGTCGGGTCGGTCGATGTCAAGGCAACCAACCACAGCCGAGCCCGGCGATTGATCTGGCCGGTGAACAAGCGGGCGATCTTTGAGGAGGCCTGCGCAGACATCCTGATCCTGGCCGTGGTCGCACCCGATCTCCGATCGGCAGAGCTGCGAGGATGGCTGCTGCGCGAGGACTTCACCAAGATGCGAAAGACGGCAGGACCGGCTGACGCGCTGATGCAGGGGACATGGTACGTCGATCAGGACCACCTGATGCGGCTTGCAGTCCTGCGCCAGTGGGTCCACAATGCATCACCACACAAACAGGAGGGAACCTGATATGTCTACTGGACGCCATAGCTACGTCCGTTTCTTTGCGAGCGACTGGATCGCCGGGACCGCGCGGATGACACCGATGCAGGAGCTGGTCTATCTGCGCATCTGCTGCGTGATCTGGGACAAGGCAGCGCCCTGCCCGGAGGCCGAGCTACCCCTCATGCTGGGGTCCATCGATGGCTGGGACGTCATCGTCGAGAACCTTGTCGCAGCCGGGAAGCTCGAGGTCGTGGAGGGAGGCATCGTGAACGCGCGAGCCATGGAAGAGGCAATGATTTCGCTCGAGCTGTGGGAGCGTAAGAGCGCGGGAGGTCGACGGGGCGCCAGGGCCGTCAACAAGCAACGTCGGAACGACGTCATCGATGATGTCGATGATGTCGATGATGTTGTGGAAGAATGTGGAAAGCGCGACACTCCCGACGACACTCCCGACGACACTCTCGACGAGACTGCCGTCGACACTCCCGACGAGACAGGGGGGGGTGTCTCGACGCATAACCAGAACCAGAACCAGAACCATAACCAGAGTTACTCTTCGAGTAACACGCGCGGGCGCGAGGCGATGTTCGATCAGTTCTGGGAAGCCTATCCCCACAAGGTGGGAAAAAAAGCAGCTCGAAAGAGCTTCGACACCGCGATCAAGACAACCGACGTCGAGACAATGCTGACCGCCGTGAGGCGGTACATTTCAAACAAACCCGCCGATAGGCAATTCTGCAATCCTGCAACCTGGCTCAATCAGGGTCGCTGGGAGGATGTCCCCGCAGAAGGTGGCACCAGAGCCAACGTCTCACAGAAACCCCAAGGCCCGAAAGAGCCGCCCATCAGCATCACCTGGGAGGCGGAGCCTCGAGATTGGGCAAGGTTCAGAAACGTCGTAAAATCTCGCATCGGATCCTCCTCGTGGAAGGTGTATTGGGAGAAGCTCATGCCACACGCCCCAGGAACAGCGACAGCTCCAGAGCCTCCCCAGACGCAGGTCGCCACGGTCAAAGGCCTCGCCGATCACAACAGCATCGGGATGATGATCAATGGCTAATCCGAAGCCGACCGTCGAGGACATCACGCCGCTCCAGGATCTCTGGTGCAGCGCGTATGTCGGTGAGGCTCGATACAACGCACAAGAGGCAGGTCGCATCGTGGGGATCTCCGTCGATTACGCGAAGGAGCTGCCCCACAAAACCCACATCAAAGAGCGGATCGCCCAGCTCCAGGCTGATACGGCCAAGCGGCTGCAGGTCGCCGAGAACCGTGTCATGCGTGAGCTGCTCGCCGTCGGGTTCAGCGACATCTCCGAGATCATCGAGGTCACGCCGGAGGGTGGGCTCTCGGTCAAGGCCTTCGAGGATCTGCCCCGGTCGGTCACGTCAGCGATCAAGAAGGTGAAGCTGCGGCGGGCCAACCGAGGCGACGGTGACTTCGACGAGATGCTCGAGATCGAGATGCATGCGAAGCAGCCCGCCCTCGACCGTCTCTTCGACTACCTGGGCCTCGACGGCAAGGGCGCTGGGTCTGATGCTGCTTCCGCGCCGACGTTCACCGGCCTGACCCTGATCGGCCCAGAGAAGGATGCTGCTGAATGAGATACACGCACTCAATGGAGACAGCCGTGACTGACCTGATTGAACGACTTGAAGCCGCAGCCGAAGGGCCGTGGGAAATCATAGGGGAGCAACAGCCATGACACATGCCTTCTGGATCAACGCCGCCTGCAGGAACGTCCGCTCCACGACAGCGCACGGAGCCCAGAGGTTCCACCCTGGCCGGCGCCGCTCGTGGGCAGCCAAACACCGAGACGTGATCTGGGTGGCGCTGGTCGTCGCGCTGATCATCGGAGGGGGCGCGGCATGACACGCGAGATGACGAGGGGGGCGATGGCCCTGCTCAGACGCAACAGCACACACTCGATGAGTTACTTCCGCTGGGTGCCTAACGAGGGCGCTCACGAGTTCACGTTCAGGGACGGGTCACAGATGCGCCTACCGCAGGTGGATCTCGACATCTTCCGCGAGAATGGCTACAGCCTGATCTGGTCCATGGGCCACAAGTCCCCAGACTTCGCCAAGCTGGCTAAATGTCCCAAAATCACGCAGCAAATGAGGGGCGTCCGCTGACCGGATACCACAAGACCTTAGACTTCTCGACGAGCCCGACGCTGTGGGACTTCCTGCAGTCTCGGGCCTTCGTGTCTATCGTGCGCGGCTCGGTCGGCTCGGGAAAGTCAACCGTCTGCTGCGCAAAGATTATGAAAGCCGCCATGGAGCAGGAGCCTGCCCCGGACGGCTGGCGCTACACCAAGGCCGCCGTCGTGCGCAACACCTACGGCGAGCTGGCGACCACGACCGTGGCGACCTGGCGCTCAATCTTCGACGAGGAGGTGTTCGGGCCGATCAGGATGGGCGCACCGATGACGCATCACATCCGCAACGAGGAGGGCAAGATCGACCTGCTGGTAGAGTTCCTCGCCCTCGACAAGCCAAAGGACATCAAGAAGCTCCTCTCCTGGGAGGGCAGCATCATCTGGTTCAACGAGCTGCGCGAGATGCCCAAGCAGCTCGTCGACGCCGCCACCGCCCGCGTCGGTCGATACCCATCGAAGGCAAGCCGAGGGGTCGAGTGCAGCTATGCCGCCATCCTCGGCGACACCAACCCGCCTGACGAGGATCACTGGCTGCACGATCTAGAGATGGAGTGGCCCGATGAGTGGGAGTTCTTCGCCCAGCCACCCTCAGTGCTGACCCTCGAGGAGGCCCAGACGTCAGGTGTTGCCGTCGAGGATCGCGAGGTGATCGAGGCGTCCAACGAATTCTTCGTCGTCAACCCTGGCGCCGAGAACCTGAGCAACCTACCCGACCGCTACTATTCTCGCATGCTGCCTGGCAAGGACCGTGACTGGATCCGCGTCTATGCCCAGGGCCGCTACGGCTTCGTGTCAGACGGCAAGCCGGTGACGCCCGAGTACCGCGACGACCTCATGGCGCGGGATGACCTGCCCGTCCTTGAGGATCGACCGCTCCTGCTCGGCCTGGACATCGGCGCAGGGACACTGGCACCGGCTGCGGTGTTTGGTCAGCTCCACCAGCGTGGCGTCTGGCTGATCCACCATGAGGTGGCGAGCCTGGACATGGGGCTTGAGCGTTTCGCCACGCAGGTCAAGCAGGAGGCGGCACAGATGTTCCCAGGCCGGAGCATCGAAAGGGCGTGGGCGGATCCTGCGGGCAACGGCCGCGACGAGGTGTTCGAGGTCGCGGCCATCGACCACATGCGAAGGCGCACCGGCATCCCGACGTTCGCCGCGCCGACCAACAACATCACCGCCAGGATCCAGGCGTGGCGCTCGCCGATGTCGCGCCTGATCGATGGGCAGCCCGGCCTCCTGATTAACCGGCGATGCTCTGGCCTGCGAGCATCCCTGTCAGGCCGCTGGCGTTTCCGGCGCGTCGAGGTGTCAGGGGCCGAGCGGTATGCCGACAAGCCGGAGAAGAACGCCTATAGCCACAAGCCTGACGCCGGTGGCTACATGCTCCTGGGCGGGGGAGAGCATCGAGAGAACAAGGGCCAGGACCGCAACCGCTCGAGGGGCGGGGGAGCCCGCGTTGCCAAGCATGACTTCAAGATTTTCTGAGGAGGATCTCCATGAACGACGACATGACGCACTACATCACCGTGCACGGCCGCTTTCCTGACACCGGCATGCGGATAACCGAGGCCATCGACCGTGCGTCGGCATGGTGGGACAAGACCGGCCGCCACCTCGTCAAGACCGAGAGCAACCTGACCGAGGTGGGCCGCCAGGTCCGCACTGGCATCGTTGTCCCCGGCGAGATGACGCCCGAGCTGGACAGCGGGATCCTCCAGGCATGGCCCTGGGCGCAGCTCAACCAGCGTGAGCAGATGGCAATCGTGATCAGGTGGCACCATGACCACATCGCCGTGCCTGACGCCGGGGCCGCGCCCTACAACCCACGCACGGCCCGGTGATCAAGTACGGGATCCCCCGCTCCCGTGTTCCGGTCGCCGTCGTGTTCCAGCGCAGGATCACGCGGCGACGCTGGTGGCACCTCTTCACGGGCGACACCTGGGCTCACTGCTGGATGGTGGTGGCGTGTCCGTTCCCGGAGCCCGGCCTGATGGCCGATTACTACACGCTTAAGGTTGACCCACTGCCCTCGAGGCTGCACGTCGACATGGTCTGGGCGGCCCCCATTGATGTGCTGGCAGCCCTCCTCGAGCGTGACGAGGTGACCGACGTCGTGGAGCTGACACTCGACATCGGCGTGAACGAGATCCACTGCCCTCGAGCAAGCCTGACGTGTGTGTCTGTTGCTAAAGCGATTATGGGAGTATGGTGGCCGCTCATCATTACCCCGCGCCAGCTACATCGGAAGCTCCTGGCGCTGGGGGCAAGCTCTGTGAGGGGATATGGCTGACACCGTCAAGAACATCTTTAACCCACCGAAACCGAAGGGGCCTGACCCCGAGCTGATCGCTGCGCAGCGGCGACAGCAGGAGCGCCTCGACAGCAGGGATGCGGAGGAAGAGCGCAAGCGCAAGGCTCGCGAGAAGGTTCTCGCGGCCAGGAGCCAGGGCGCACAGAACCTCTTTGACACCGAGACCGGTGTCGAGACGACCACACTGGGTGGCTGACATGGCAAAGAAGAACGCTCCGGTCAATCTCAAGAAACTGATTGCCCGCGCCGAGGCGGCCTGGCAACGCAAGCTGCAGTGGCAGGGCATCCTCGACGATGCCTATGAGTTCTGCCTGCCCATGCGAAACCGCTATAGCGACAAGACCGAGGGCAGCCAGAAGCTCGACCGGGTGTTCGACGGCACGGCCATCGAGGCGGTGCAGCGTTTCGCGTCGCGGTTCCAGTCACAGCTCACGCCACCGTTCCAGACATGGGCGGTTCTGAGCGATGGGCCTCTGGTCCCCCAGGAAAAGAAGGAGCAGGTTCGCACCCAGCTCCAGACCATCAACAAGCAGCTCTTCGCTGCGATCCACGCCAGCAACTTCGACCACATGATCGGCGAGGTCTATCTCGAGGGAGCAATCTCGACGGCTGGCATGCTGATCCTCGAGGGCGACGACAGCTCGCCGCTCCTCATGCAGGCCGTTCCCAACTACCAGTTCGCGACCGACGACGGCCCGATGGGTTCCGTCGATGGTGCGTTCCGGCGATGGGAGGCACCGGTCAGGGAGATCGAGGAGACGTGGACAGACGCCGAGCTGCCCGAGGATCTCGCGAGGATCGGACGCGACACGCCCGAGCAGAAGGTCAAGCTCGAGGAGGGGACGTTCTACGACAGCCGGGCGAAGAAGTACGCCTACGTCGTCTGGTGGAAGGGCGGCGCGAAGGCCGAGCCCCACAAGATTGTCGAGCGGTGGTACAACGAACATCCCTGGGTGTTCTTCCGCTGGACCAAGGTGGCTGGCGAGGCGATGGCTCGAGGCCCGGCGCTCTACGTCCTGCCCGACATCAAGACGCTAAACAAGGTCAAGGAGCTGGTTCTCAAGAACGCGTCGCTGTCTGTGGCAGGCGTGTGGACCGCCGTCGACGATGGCGTCATCAACCCCGACACGATCCAGATCACGCCCGGTGCCGTTGTCGAGATCGGGGCGCAGGGTAACCTCCAGGCGCTCCAGACCGGCGGCCGCTTCGACGTCTCGCAGTTCATCATCGATGACCTGCAGATGACGATCAAACGAGCCCTTTTCGACAACCAGCTCCCGCCCGACGCAGGGCCGGTGCGCTCGCCGACCGAGATCATGGAGCGGGTGAAGGAGCTGCAGGAGGAAACCGGCGCACCATTCGGTCGGATCTCGCATGAGTTCATCCGCCCACTGCTCCAGCGATGCCTCAACATCCTGGTGCGCAAGGGCATCATCCAGATCCCCGGCGCGGATCCCGCAGCCCCGACGCCCGAGCTGAAGATCGACGGCCTGTCGGTCGCCATCGAGATCACGTCGCCGCTCGCTCGTGTGCAGCAGATGAACGACGTGGACGGCGTGGTCAACTGGCTGCAGATCTCGTCGTTCGCCGGGCAGGAGGCGGTGATGGGATCCGTCAAGGTCGAGGACATCCCGCCGTGGTTTGCCGACAAGCTGGGCATTGACCTCAAGCTCGTTCGCAGCGAAAGTGAACGGGCCGAGCTGCAGAAGGCCATGGCCCAGATGATGGCCCAGCAGCAGATGGCCCAGCAGGCTCCGCAGCAGGGGCAGTAACAGGAGGGAACATGCCAGTTTTCAGTGAGAACGGATGGTCTGGGCTCGAGGCAGCCCGACCGGACAAAACCGACGTTGATGAACGCCGCGACCTGGACCGCGACATCCTCGGAGCCTTCACCACGCCCCGAGGTCGCCGCGTCCTGCAGTGGCTGCGCGACGTCACCATCGAAGCATCGGGGCCGCACCCCACACTGACCGGTATCGGGCTGGAGTTTCGTGACCAGCTCGTCTACCGGGAAGGTCAGCGGGATCTGGTGCGGGACATCGAGAAGCGCATGGAACGCGCGAAGGAGGAACGATGAGTGCTGACCTGACTTTAGAAGAGGTGGTTGCGGGCCTGGACCCAGACGTCGAGGCGCACTGGACCAAGACCGGCCTACCCAACCTCAATGCGGTCAAGGAGATCCTCGGCCGGGCGGTGAGCCGAAAGGACATCGACGACAAGGGTCTGGCCGACTGGACGCAGGGCAAGGCCGCTGACGCAAAGCGGAAGGCGAAGGAGGAGGCCGAGGCCACCGTCCAGATCTCGAGCCCGGTGCACGAGGTGACCCCTGGGCCGGTCGAGCCCGAGCCCCTGGAGCGCACACCCCTCAAGGACGCGGTCGATATTGTGATTGCTGCGGGCGTCCCCGGATCCGAGGTCGAGCTGCGCGAGGCCGCCTCATACCTCAAGCTCTGGAGGGCAAAGCATGCCTGACGACAACAACGACGGCCTCATGGGCGTGGCTGGCGACGAACAGCAGACGACGACGAACACCGAGCAGGAGGCCGCGTCTGAGCCGAGAGACGATGGCAAGCCGACGCGTCCCGACTGGGCGCCCGAGCAATTCTGGAACGCCGAGAAGAACGAGCTGAACGGCGAGAAGCTGGCGAAGAGCTACAACGACCTGCGGGCTGAGTTCAACAAGGGCAGGAAGGGCCTGGGCAAGACGCCCGACAGCCCTGATGGCTACCTCGAGGACTTCAAGATCGAGCGGGAGCGCGGCGAGGGTGACGACAAGAAGACCCTCGAGCGGATCCGCGAGGTGGCTGGCGACGACCCCGCACTCCTGGCGTTTGCCGAGGTTGCCCACAAGAACGGCCTGACCGACAAGCAGTTCAAGTCCCTGGTCTCCGATGCGATGTTCGCCTTCGACGGCCTCATGCCAGAGCCATTTGATCTCGACCGGGAGATCGAGGCGCTGGGCATGCCGACGATTGACGACGCCAAGAACCTGATCGCGACCAACAAGAACTGGCTCGACCGCATGCATGCCGACGGCACCCTGAACGAGGACCAGTATCTTGCCGCACGTCAGATGGGCATGTCGGCGCTTGGCCTGCAAACCCTCAACGCCCTGCGTGAGCAGGCCGGAGAGAAGCCGATCCCGACCAACACCATGCGCTCGAACGGCGGCATGAAAACCAGGGCCGAGCTGGCGGAAATGATGAAGGATCCGCGCTACAGCGAGGACAGCCCCATCGGCGAGCAGTACCGCGACGAGGTGTCTCGCGGCTTCGTGGCTCTCACGGGAGGTCAATGACAATCTTGCGCCCGGCACACGTCAGGCGTATAAGCAAGGTGCTGGTGGCCCCCCAAAGGCTTTAGCACCCAGGGGGCGGGGTTTGGGTTCCCTCCTGTGCCTCGCCCCCGCCCACTGCGGCTCGCCCTTGCGCGGCAACCACCAGAAGGCCCACCAGAGCCTCTAATCTGGAGCAGACGACCCATCTGCCTCGGCAATCAGGGCGACGTCCTGACCCAGACATAGGCAACGGCAATCGTTCGGCGATGAACCCATCATCAACGGAGAGATTGACCCATGTCAAAGCAACTCACCGACGCAGCGGTCGCCCAGTTCGACACCGAAGTGAAACACGAGTACCAGGGTATGGAGATGCTCCGCCCCACGGCTCGCGTTCGCACGGGTGTTGTCGGCTCGACGCACCGTTTCCCCAAAATGGGGAAGGGTATGGCAACGCCCCGCGTCCCTCAGACGGACGTCGTCCCGATGAACATTGCCCACACGAACCGCACGGCCACCCTCGAGGACTGGAACGCCCCCGAGTACACCGACATCTTCGACCAGCAGAAGGTCAACTACAGCGAGCGCCAGCAGCTCGCCATGGTGATCGCTGGTGCGATTGGCCGTCGCTGCGATCAGCTCATCATCGATGCCCTTGATGCGGCCTCGACGAGCCTGACCGTTGCAACGTCCGTCGGCGGTTCCAACACCGGCTTGAACGTGGCGAAGCTCCGCCGCGCCAAGCAGCTCCTCGACACGAACGGCGTCCCTGCGAAGGATCGCGCCATGGTGGCTCATACCATTGGCAATGAGCAGCTCCTCGGCGAGACCGAGGTCACCAGTGCGGACTACAATTCGGTCCGCGCTCTCACGTCGGGCGAGATCAACACGTTCCTCGGCTTCACGTTCTACTTCGTTGAAGATCGTGACGAGGGCGGCCTCACCCTGTCCACGAACACGCGTACCAACTTCGCCTTCCACGGCGGTGCCATGGGTGCAATCGGCCTCGCGGTCGGTATCGAGTTCAGCACCAGCGTGGACTGGATCCCCGAGAAAACCTCGTGGCTGGCAAACGGCATCTTTTCTGCAGGCGCGATTGACATCGACGCAGGCGGCATCGTTGACGTTTCCACCTACGAAGCATAGGAGGACACGCTCATGGCTCTCGATAAAACCAAGCTCAATCCCGGTGGTTCGCCGGGTGGTCGTGGAGACAGCCCGGTCCTCTGGACCTATGCCTCCACGGCGGATGCCCTCGCCACAATCGCGGCGTCGGGCTATTTCAACGACATCGCCTACATGCTCACGTCGGGCGACGTCATCTACGTCAACGCCTCCGATGGTTCGGCCTGGTATGAAGTGACCAGCTCGGCAGGGGTCGTGACGTCTGCACCCATCGGGGCTGACACGTTCATCCTGACGGGGCAGATCACCGACATCTCGACGGCCGGTCAGGTCTACATCGTGTCGCCTGTGGCGGCCGAGGTGGTCTCGGTTTCGAGTGTGATCAACACCGCCATCACGACAGCGGATGCCACGCTGACCGTGAAGACGGCCGCAGGCACGGTCGGCACCATCACGGTTGCCTACTCTGGCTCGGCCCCTGGTGACGTTGACACCCTGGCGGCATCGTCCAACACGGCGGTGGCGGCTGGTGCAACGGTCGAGATCGAGACGGATGGTGGATCTTCCACCGCCTCGGTCGCTCAGATCACGGTGCTGATGCGTCGCACCTGATGCTGACCGCTTGAACGGAACAGGGGCGGCTCGTTTCACGGCGGGTCGCCCCTTTTCTCTAGTGAGGTGACATGGCTACTTCCGACATTGATCTTTCCTCGCAGTCCCTGCTCCGTCTCGGCGAGAAGGCCATCTCCTCGTTCAGCGATGGCACCGACGCAGCGACGATCTGCGGCAACAACTATCCCGGCTTCAAGCTCTTCATCCTCGAGATCCACGACTGGTTCTGCGCGAAGCGTCGCTCCAAGCTGACGCGCTCTGACACCAGCCCGATCAACGAGCATGCCTACGCCTACCACCTGCCCACCGACTTCCTGCGCATGGTGGCGGTCTATGACAGCGCCTCGACCGGCCACCCTATCCCGACCAAGGATTTTGAGCTGTTCGGTCGCACACTGGAGACGGACAAGACGGCCGTCTGGATCGAGTACATTGCCGATCTCGACGAGAGCCTCATGCCCGCCTACCTGCAGGAGCTGATCGTCACCGGCTTTGCCGCCGAGATCGCCATCCCGATCACCGACCAGGTCAACATGCAGACCAAGTTTGCGCGGGACGCCTGGGGGCCGGGTGGCGTGAAGGGCGAACACGGCGGCCTGTTCAAGCTCGCCAAGCGGACAGACCGGGTGCAGCAGCCCACCAAGGTGGTCCAGGACTACACCCTGATCACGGCGCGTGGCTGATGGCTCGCGTTCACGCAATCAAGACGGCCTTCACGACCGGTGAGCTGGATCCGCTCCTGCGTGGTCGCGTGGACTTCAAGGGCTACCGCAACGGCGCGGAGCTGATGCGCAACGTCCTGTCGCAGCCCCAGGGAGGCTTCGTTCGCAGGCCCGGCCTGGAATACGTCGGCAAGCTGCCCTACACGCTGACGACGCAATCGTTCTCCGGCTTCACGGTGACGATGCCCAACGACGTCGGCTCGACGAGTGTGGGCAACCTGACTGACGACGACGAGACAACGAAGGCCTCGACGACACCCCCCGGCACCACCGACAACTTCATCATCTTCCAGATCGACTTCGCCACGGCTGCGGCATGCCCCGACTATCTCGACATCATCGGCCTTGGCGTTAACGCGGCGGGAACGCCCCCCATCCTGACCGAAGAGGTGCGCCTTCAAGACAGCGACGATGCATCGAGCTGGACCACGGTCGAGCATATCTTCTCGGAGATCTCGGAAAACCTGCGCGACTATCGCCTCCGCCTCAACGGCAAGCGGTATGTCCGCCTGATCCGCATCGGCACCACCGACGCAGGCACCAACCACTTTGAGATCAACGAGCTGTATGCATGGAACGAGGGCACGTCCATCTCTGCCGTGCGCCTCGTGCCGTTCGAGTTCTCGATCACGCAGACCTACCTCCTGGCGTTCACCGATCGCAACTGCAGGGTCTACAAGGATGGTGTGCGCCAGGCCGACGTGCCTGTGCCGTGGACATCCGCCCAGCTCTCGACCACCGACGCGGACCTGGGGATCACCTCTATCAACTGGGAGCAGGATCTCGACACCCTGCTCGTGGTGCATCCCGACGTGACCCCCACCTCGATCACGCGCTCGGGCGATCACGACGAGTGGCAGCCCGCAGCGTGGACGTTGAGCAACATCCCGACCAAGGACTTCGGATCCGGCGCCGAGGCTGTCTGGTCCACCACGCGCGGGTGGCCGGTGAGCTGCACGTTCTTCCAAGGACGCCTCTGGTTCGGCGGGTCCAAGTCCCGACCCCAGACGATCTGGGCGTCCAAGTCTGGCGACTTTAACGATTTCGACACCAGCTCGACCGATGACGACATGGGCATCGACGTCACGCTCGACAGCGCGGGCGTGGCTGCCATCTGGAACATCTATCCGGGGCGCCACCTCACCCTCTTCACCAGCTCGTCGGAATGGTACATCCCGATCAGCGAGAACGAGGCGGTAACGCCGACGAACATCGTTGCTCGTCGCAACAGCTCGCGTGGGTCCAAGCGCGGCCCCAGGGTGGTCGAGGCCGACGGCGGCATTATCTTCGTGCAGCGTGGCGGCAAGACCGTTCGAGAGTTCCTGTTCACCGAAACAGAGCTGGCCTACAGCGCGATCCCGATCTCACTGCTATCGTCACACCTCCTGACCGGTCCGGTGGACATGGCCCTGCGCAAGGCTATCTCGACCGACGAGGCCGACTACGTCTGGGTCATCAACGGCGATGGCCGGATGTCAGCCCTTTGCACCCTGCGCAGCCAGGACATCGCCGGGTGGACGTCAATCCACACCGACGGTGAGTTCAAAGCCGTGGCGGCTCTCCTCGAGGAGAGCTACTTCGCGGTCGAGCGGTCGATCAACGGGGCCGACGGCCTCTATCTCGAAAAATTCAACACATCCCTGCAGGTTGACGCGGCGAGCTATGACCTCGCCCTGAGTGTCGCCACGGGATCCCTGGCCGGAGCCACGCACCTCGCCGGGGAGGCTGTCGACATCATCCTCGACGGTGCCATTCAGGAGCAACAGACAATGTCCGGCTCGGGAGGCGTCACGTTCACACGCGATGCCTCGACAAGCTATCAGGTGGGTCTACCCTTCCCCGACGTGTCGCTCTACCTCGACGCCGACCACGTCGACTATGGGACGGGGATGCAGGTTATGGTCAAGACTATGCCGGTCGAGGAGGCTCTCCCCGAAGGGACGTCGGTCGGCCGCAAGAAGCGGATCGTGGACTGCACGGTCAAGGTCAAGGACAGCTCGCACCTGATTGTCAACGGCAATGAGGTGGCGTTCCGCGCGTTCGGATCCTCGCTCCTCGACGAGGCTCCTCCCGTCTATACTGGCGAGAAGAAGGTCGCCGGGATCCTCGGCTGGACCGAGGAAGCGTCGGTGACGTTTGGGCAAGACAAATCGCTGCCGCTTAATGTTCTCGCGGCGGCCTATCGGGTTGGAGTGTAGAGATGGAACCAGTTACGGCGATGATGGCAGTGAGCGCGGCGGCCGGAACGGCCGGCGGGGCCGGTGCGGCTGCTGGTGGCCTTCTCGCGGGCGGCGGCCTGGCGGGTGGCCTGGCGGCGGGTGCAACGGCACCGGCTCTCGCACTCGCGGGATCCTCGAGCCTGTTTGGCGGCATCACCGCCCTGCAGGGACTGTCGTTTGCATCGAGCATCGCAAGCGGACTGATGGGCATGGGGCAGGCAAACGCCCAGGCTGCGTCCCTGGAAGAGAGCGCCCTGTGGTCCGACTTCGGTGCGCGGCAGGAGATCCTCAAGGGCAAGCAGGAGGCGGTCGAGCAGCGCAGGCAGCTCAACAAGGTGATGGCTGCAAACATCGCCGCAGGATACGCCTCCGGTCTCGGAGGAGAGGGATCGATCAGTCAAGCCTCCATCGACGCCATGAACGAGGCTGACTACCAGCTCGGCATCACGCGCGACGACGCCATCATGCGCTCGGCAACACGACGGACGCAGGCGCGACAGGCGCGAAACCAGGCCAGCTCGACGCGCGACGCGGGTCTGTGGTCGGCTGTGAGCGGAGGCCTCGACGCCGGGATGAGCTACTACAACCGCGGAGGCACCACCTGATGGTGACGCGGATCAATGCCGACCAGCAGATCGTCAACCAGGGAAACATCTCGTCGGTCCCGACGCTGACCTTTGCGAGCAGCGCCGCCGACAGCCTGCGCATGATGGGCGAGATGACGCGAAAGGTGACGCTCGTCACAAACCAGCGCCTCGACGACAACGCCAGGATCGAGGGCGCACGTCGCGGCCTGGTCGACGGCTATGGTGGGACACTCGACAACCAGCAGCTCTACGCCCCGACCATCTACGGTGCGAGCTACACCGACAGCGCCCTGTCGGCTTACCAGAACCGCGTGGACCTCGACGCCCGCACGAAGATTGCCGAGCTGTCGGCGGCGCACCCCAACGACCCGGAGGGGCTGTCAACGGCGCTCGAGGCCTACAAGCTCGGAGCGGCATCGGAAATGCCCCCCGAGCTGCGTGGCGTGTTTGAGGCCCAGTATGGGATCTACGCCCAGTCGGCCATCACGAAGGCAAACTCAAACTTTCTCAGCGTAGCGCAGGCCCAGGCCGAGGCGGATGCGTACCTGCTCAACCAGCGGATCCAGCTCGACCTGCAGGAGAGCGCCACCCTCCTGACCAGCAGCGACCCTGCCGTGCGCGAGGCTGCGATGACGTCCATTGCGGCCATGCAGGGGCAGCTCTCGGCCACCTACAGCTCGACCATCCAAGATGCGTTTGGCAATGAGGTTCCGGCCTTCGATCCCCTGACACAGGCAAAGGCGCTGGAGCAGTTCCGCACCGACGTCGCCTACTACGGCTCGCTCGGGTGGTACACCGACATGGTCGCGGCCGGGCAGGGCGTGGCTGCTCTGGCTGCACTGGAGAACGGCATGGGTCCATCCATCACGGTGTCAGATCCTGATACCGGCGAGGACGTCCCGATCTACCTTGCCGATATGCTGACCCCCGCCGACCAGCAGAAGCTCTTTACCGAGATGCGCCAGATCGAGGCAGCTCGCCGCTCGGCTATCACTTTTTCCCAGAGCCAGTTCGACCGCAATCAGGAGCAGGTCAACGACGACGCCCTGCGTCAGTTCATGCTGGCCGATGACTTCCTGGTAGGGCAGGCACTGCTCGAGGCCGCGAAGCTCAATCCGGCCATCGACGCCGCGACCATCGACAAGATGCGCGGACGCCTCGAAAGCTGGAACGCTGGCTACACCGACCCGACCTACCTCGCGTTCTTTGAGACGACACTCGAGCTGGGCCTGGACAACCCCGACACGGGTATGCCTTGGCGGAGCGAGGATATTTTTGGCCTGCTCGATGACGAGCGGTTCAGCAGGGAGGACGTTGCCGAGCTGGCAAAACTCTTTGAGCAGACGCAGGATGCAAACCACTACCGCAACTTCGCGGTGTTTCAGGAGGGCATGACGAACCTCATGGCCGCCGCTGGCCTGCCGGATCCATCGACGAACGCGTGGATGGCGTCCGACGACCAGAGCCAGGAGCGTTTCCGCGAGGCTCGCCTCAACGTCCTCGACAAGATCGTTGATCTCGAGGAGGCCGGTGAGCGTGTGACCCGCACCGCCGTCTCCCAGATCATCCGCGAGGAGGTCGACCGGATCCGCGACAGCCTCGCCGCTCGCACCCCTCTCTCGGACATGGTGTCCGCGCAGATGGCTGAACAAATGCCAGCAGACGCCCTGATCTCGTATATGAAGGGCGGCGACTACACGAACCAAGAGATCGTCAACTTTGTCGCGCAAAACAGCGCACTGTTTGGCAACAAGGCAGAACAGATCCTGCTTGACCTGGGGAACGAATAATGCCCGCCAACCCGCAAGCCATCGCCCACTACCGGAACCTGCGCGAGCAGGCCAACGCATCCATCCCCAGCGAGGCGGGGCCGGCGCGGGCTGCTGCCGCCAACCCTCCTGTGCCGAAGGCATGGGTGAACGCAGGCGACATGGACCTGCTCGTGGAGCAGCGCCCCGATGGCGTGTTTGTCACAGGCAAGCGCCTGCCCGACGGATCCTCCACGACGTTCCCGGCCATCCCTGCCGAGGGCGTTGTAGGCCTGCCCTCCACGGTCAACGCCACGACCGAGGGAAACGAGCCGACCGTTGCATGGAGCGACATGCCCAAGGTCGAGGAGCCCAGCACCGGCGAGCTGATCGGCCAGGATCTCCAGCAGGGTTTCATCGAGCTGATGGAGGGGAGGATTGGCGACCGTGCCGCCGAGGAGGTGTTCCGCAACGGCCTTAACCTCTTCTCCGAGGCCCGTGATTTTTTGGCCTCCGGCATCCCTGACGAGACGCGCGATGCGCTCGGGATCCAGGCCGAGGTCACGCCCTATGGCGATGCCTTCGTCGGCGCGGTGAGGGATGTTGTGGGCCGGGAGGATGGCGACAACGAGCTGGAGAGTGTCTCTGGCTCCCTGACGTCGGCGCTGGCCCAGTTCCTAATCCCGTTCGGAGCCATCTCGAAGGGTGGGCAGGCGCTCGGCGTGGTGAAGGCCGGTGGCTGGCTCGAGGCGTCGGGTCAGGCTGCAGGCTATGGCATGCTGACCGACATCGTTGCGTGGGATGCACACGAGGGGCGTTTTGCCGACCTGGTGCAGTCTGTCCCCTGGGCGGCCAACCCGATCACCGAATGGCTCGCGACAGACGAGGACGGCGACGCCCTCTATGAGCGCCTCAAGACGTCGGTCGAGGGTCTGGCGCTGGGTGGCATCACCGAGGCAGGCCTGCGTGGTCTGGTGACTGCCGCACGACTGATCAAGCAGGGGCGCGTCGCTCGAGGTCTGCTCGGCGAGGAAGGCCTGGCCACGCTGAAACAGCACCTTGCCGATTTCGCCGCTGACGAGACAGGAACGGTTCGGATCCCTGGCGGCGGCGGCCCTGACGCGGGCGATGTCCAGCCCCCTGCGACACCCGAGGACGTCCGCAGCGTTGGCGCCGATAGCGAGGTCGGCCTGATGACGCCCGATGAGGTGCGGGGCATGTTTGAGGCCGAGCCGGAGGCAACCCTGCAGGACGTGCAGCTCGCCCCATCGACCGCGACGGATCCCGTCGTCGCCCAGGAAAACGTCCGCATCAAGCAGATGTTTGAGGACCATGTCGCAGCGCCCGCCGAGGCGCGAGACAACCAGGGACGGCTCGCCCCCTATCTGCGCATGACCGCCGACCTTGGCGATGACGTGGAGCTGCCCAAGGGGGTGCCGCAGTCGACCAACGTCGGCAACGCGCCCGCGTCCCTCGCGCAGGTGGACGAGGCTCTCGATCTTGCTCGCGGCGAGGAGCTGACGGTCGAGACGTGGGGCCGGTCGATGGCACACGTCTATGGCAGCCCCGAGGTGCCTGTCGCGCCCCACCGCCTGATCAATCAGCTCCAAAACGTGGACGCTTGGGCTGCCGATCTGGAGCGCCTGACCCCTTCGCAGCTCCGCAACGTCGAGGACGGCCTCGCCGACGCCGCCATCATGGGCGGCCTCTACAGCTCCGGCAAGGCGGCGCCGGAGGACACTGCGGGATTGCTGCTATGGTCATTCCTGTCGAAGGGCGTTGACCCGTTCACGCAGGAGGCCATGTTCCTCGACGTGTCCTCGCGAGGAGTGCGCGAAGGTATCAATGCCGAGATGGCACCGTGGATCCGGTTGGCCCTCGACGGCAACTTCACCAAAGACAAGGTTGCCGAGTTCGTTGCCTGGGCCAAGGGCGTTGCGCCCAAGGGCTCCGGCCTCGCCGGGGCCGGGACCGCGCACAACCTGAACGCATTTGGAGACTTCCTCCAGAAAATGGGGGAGACGGGGCCGGATGGCGTCAGCCACCTGCAAACCCTGCACAACATGATTGCAGACGGCACTCCGTCTCGAGACATCCGGCGCTGGTTTCACAGCAACGTCCAGGGTGTCGGCATCGACAACAAGGTTCTGTCGTTCACCCTCTTGGCAGCGGGCCGCACTGACGTTGTGATCCTCGACCGCGTCCAGATCCGCAATATGTTCGATGATGGCCGGTTCGCCGGGATAAACATCTACGACGGCAAGAAGGTGAAAGGACAGGGCAGTGGTGCACTGACCGGCACGACCTTTGCCCCGGTGACCACGGGCGCTCGAGGTCTCGCCATCTACGAGATGATCGAGGAGGCCCTGCTGGGCAAGCTCGGCGAGTTGAGCGAGCGCCTCGGTCGCGAGATGACCCCCGGCCGGTTCCACTGGGAGAGCTGGGTTCTCAAGTCTGAGCAGGAGGTGGACCACGCCACCCTGTCCGCCCTTCGTCAGGGCATCGAGGCACGTAACCGACCGAGCAACGGCGGCCCTGGGACCGGCGTCCCGGCTTGGGCCAACGTCTATGTGCGCCAGGGCAAACATGCAACGTACAACTATGGCGTCAGCTATGGTGTAGACATGGACGGCGTGCGTCACTACAAGTATGAAACATCTGACGGCACCGAGTATGTGTTCTCTCCGAGCGAGTGGACAGACGCCAGGGACGCCTTCAGCAACCCCAAGAACGGCGTCATTCCCGCCGACTTCAAGGTTTCGGAATATACGGACGCGCCATGGATTGATGCGCCGTCCGTCAACAGGGAGAAGCTCGATGGCATCATCAGACAACACGGCACCCCTCTCTCCGGCACGGGAGGTGATGGCGCGAATGTTTCGCCGGGGGATGCCGGTACATCTCGAGGCAGACGAGGGGGCGCAGCCCTCGCCGGAGGCGCAGGAGCAGCCGTCCTCGCAGGCAGCGCAGGACAAGACGCCCTAGCATCGACTGGAGAGGATGGCCTGCAGACCTACTTCGATGCGGAGGGCAACGAGCGAGTGGTCGGATCAGACGCCCTTTTCGTCTTGGTGCCGCCCCGGCCCGGCGAGAGCGATCTGGGTGGTGCCGTTGACGCACCCGCCGGCGATCCTGCGACCGAGGAGTTCCAGGTCGCCGGAAACGTCACAAACACGCTCGAGGAGATCTACAAGAAGCTTGGCTGGATCCCCCCGACAATCGACGAGAGCGCGGGCAAGGTTCTCGGCGGCACCATCACCGACGAGACGTTCGACGCCCTGCGCAGCTCGCTGGGGTCGCCCTCCATGGACGACATTGATGTGGCGCTGGGGTCATTCCCGTATGCATCGCTGACCGAAACAGGACAGATCGACGACTTCTTCGCGGCGGTGACGGATGCGTTCTCGCAGCAGATCGGTGACGTTACGGGTGCCGCCCCTCGAGCAGCCATCGCAGGCATGCGCGATGAGGTCACGGCCCTGCAGAACCAGCTCGCCGACCTGACCGCTGGCCCTCTCGCGTCGGCCGATGTCAAGGGCATGACGCAGGTTCAGCGCGACCTCCTCGAGATCGATCTGGTGCGACGCATCGAGGATCTCGAGCAGCGGATCGCCCGGTCCGGCAGGGCCGAGCAGGGCGTGATGACCGACGACACGGTCGCATGGCTGGCGAACGCCACCGGCCTGACCGAGGACCAGCTCCTCAATCGCGCTACGGGAGAGGCATACAACGCACCCCAGCTCCGCGCAGCTCGCGCCATCGTCGAGGGCAGCCTCGACCAGGTGCGCTCGATCCACGCCGAGACGCTCCTCAACCCCACGACCGAGAACCTGGCCCTCCTGCGTCGCCAGGCCCAGATCACGAGCGCCCTCCTGCTCCAGTTCAAGGGCGCCGTGGCCGAGGCCGGTCGCGCATTGGGGTCGCTTCGTGCCAACGCCGCAATGCCCCCCGACATGCCTGCCGGTGCGATGCCACCCAACGACCTGATGCGGGCCGTGATGCTGGCCGACTACGTCGAAACCACTGGCGGCGAAGAGGTAAACAAGCGTTTCCTCGCGATGATGACCGAGGCGCTGAAGGAGCCCAACTCTTCCCTGCTCGCCGACTACACGCGTCGAGCCAGCGGCGCGTCGACGATGGACATGCTGGTCGAGGCCTGGATCAACAGCCTGCTGGGATCCCCGACGACGCATGCCGTCAACTTCATCGGCAACTCTGCCCTGACAACCTCCCTCCTCACCGAGCGGTGGCTGGCTCCATTCATCCCGACCGGCAACACCACGGGGCCGCGCCGCACGTTCGGCAGCTCGGCCGCATATACGTTCGCCCTGATGTCGTCGTTTCGCGAGGCGCTGCAACTGGCCTTCCGAGCTGGCACCAGCAACAGCTACTCCAGCAAGTTCACGACAGCGACGCGCGGGTCTGCGCTCACCATTGAGAACATCGCCCAGCTCCGAAACCGCGACACCGGGAACTATCTTTCGGACCTGTTCGACCGCTCGGTCGGGACCGTCCTCGAGGACGCTGGCCTCCTCCTCCCCAGAGGGACGCTCGAGCAGGGCGGCCTGACCGCCTACCTTGCCGACGGCCTGTTTGAATACTACTACCGTGGGCCAAGCCGGGTGCTGTCGAGCGCGGACGAGTTCTTCAAGGTGATCAACTATCGCGCGGCGGTGGCCGAGTACGCCTACATGCAGGCGACGGCGGAAGGCCTCACCGGGCAGGCGTTCAAGGATCGCGTTGACGCCATCATGGCGAGCCCCGACACGCTGGCCCCCGACATCCACTTGGGTGCCATCGAACACAGCCGTTATGCGACGCTGCAGATGGACAGCACGCCGGTCATGCAGTCGTTCGCGCAGCTCCGGTCTACCGTCGCCGGCGGCAAGATCGTCGTGCCGTTTCTCAACGTCATCGCCAATATCATTCGCGTGGGGGCTCACCGCATGCCGGTCGCAGGCCTTGCCATGCCAGACAACATCGCCCGCCTGCAGACCGGCAACGCGGCCGACAGGCAGGAGGTTGTCTCGCGCCAGGTGATGGGCGGCATGCTCCTCATGTCCGGTGCGATGCTCGCCGCGAACGGCTGCATCACCGGTCGCCTGACCGACAACTACGAGCAGCGCGAGGCGCTCGCCACGGAGGGGATCCAGCCCTACTCGTTCAACATGGGATGCTTCGGGGGCGAGGATGGACACTTTATCTCCTACGCCCGCACCGAGCCGATGTCGTCGTTCCTGGCGATGTCTGCCGACGTGTCCCAGATGCTGGCCTACACTGACAAGGAGCAGGACGCCACGATGATCGCGGCGGCTGCGCTCTCGTCGGTGGCGAACTACACCATGGATCAGTCGTTTCTCCAGGGCGTGGTCACGGTACTCAACGCAGCCACGCCCAATAGTCGAGACATGGAGGCGGGCCTTGACAAGGCTGGCCGGGTCGGGACCGAGATGGCAGTGGGCCTCCTGATGGGAACCTTTGGCCCCGCTGGGCCGGGATCTCCCCTCATGGCTAACCTGAACCGCACGTTCGGAGATGGCGACGTGCGCCGCGACACACGCCCCGATCCCATGGGCAACTACCTGGAGCGCCAGCTCGAGAGCGTCCTCAACCGCTACCGATCGCGCACCCTCGGCCTGTCTGATGACGTGACCATCCTTGACTGGGAGTTCGACGCGCTGCCAGTGCGCTACAACTGGCTCGGCAAGCCGATGCCCTACGACGCGTTCGGCCCAGACGTCCTCTCGCCGTTCCCGCAGATGCAGGCCGAGCATGACGCTGCGTTCCTGGTGGACGAGCTGGGGCTCGATCCCGAGCGGGCAGCCACACTCGACCTCACCGGCATGCGGGTCGGGCCGGACAACGAGATCCCTCTCAGCAAGTGGGGAGGCTACGTCGATGCCGTTGGGATCTCCGGGGAGTTTATCCGTCTAGGCCTCATTCCTCCGAGCGTCCCTGGGCGGCTTCTCGGCGTCGAGCTGACCCCAACCCAGCAGAGCCTCTTCGCCTACCTGCGCGGCCAGGGAACGTACATTCGTGGCGACGGTGGGGCTACCTACGCGGTCGATCCTGACGGCAACACGGTTCGGACTGTCGTCGGGTCGTCTGGTCTGGGCGCATCCGGGCTCTATCCTAACCTCGAGCCCGGTGAGTTCTACAACATGGAGGAGGCGCTCAACGCCGTCATCGCCTCGGAATGGTACGCCCTCAAGTCCGACTACACCGACAGCAACCTCGGCAGCGGGGCTGACACGAAGAAGGAGGTTCTCTCCGAGATCATCAGCCTCTACACCTCCGGCGCCAACGTGGGCGGGACGGCTCGCACGGCTCTGTTCAACCTCTTCCCCGACCTCGCGTCGGATGTTCTGGAGCGGCGTCACAACGTCCCTCCCGAGCTGCTCCCTCCTGACATGCTCGACGCCATCCTCAATTCTGGAGTAACGCCATGACGATCAGCAACCTCTCGAGCCGCACCGGGCATGTCGCCCTGGGCGGAGAGACGACCTTCACCTACGGCTTCGAGATCTTTGCCAGCACCGATCTCGTGGTCGAGCGCAACGGGACGGCCCTGGTCGAGGGGACCGACTACACTGTGGCGGGCGTCGGCAACGCCAGCGGCGGGACCATCACCCTGGACGGTACGCAGTTCCCATCTGGCGCGACGGTCGATGACACCTGGGTTCTCTATCGTGCGGTGACCAAGGAGCGCCTCGCGGACTACCAGACGGCCGGGGACTTCCGCGCCGTCACGGTGAACGCCGAGCTGGACAAGATGATCGCCATCACACAGGAAATGCAGCGCGACATCGACTACGGGATCAAGTTCCCCATCGAGGACGCTCTGGCGACGGGCGACAACACCATGCCCGCAAAGGCATCGAGGCTGGGCAAGTACCTGTACTTTGACGCCGTGACGGGTCTGCCATCGGTGGCTGCAGCCGTTGACACGTCGGCGGTCTCCTCATTCATGGCTACGGTGCTGGACGATACGACGGCAGCAGAAGCTCGCACTACTCTAGGTGCAGCAGGTACAACCGCAGCGTCCACCACGGCGGCGGGCATTGTCGAGCTTGCGACCGAATTAGAAACTGCCGTCGGGACTGACACCACTAGAGCAGTCACCCCCAACTCGCTCAAGGGCAAACTGCCTTGGGGCGCTTCGCCCGGAGGAACAGCCGACGCAATTGAAGTTACCTATAGTCCAGCCCTTACAAGCCTTCCTGACGGCCAGCTGTGCTTTTTCCGGGCGGCAGCAGCCAACACGTCCACTACGCCAACATTCAACCCAAACGGCTTAGGTGCATCGACCATCGTCAAGAATGGCAATCAGCCGCTAGTAGCTGGGGACATTGCTGGGCAATATCACGAGATCATTCTGCGATACGAGGCGACCAACGCGCGCTGGGAGCTGCTCAACCCTGCCGTTCCAGCGGCAGCTGCGGCCGGGAGAGTCAAGATTATTGATAACGATTGGTCAACCGGCACTCCAAGCTCAGTGACGTTTGAGGACGCTGACGGCATGGACTGGAGCACCTACAGCTATTTCGAGATCGAGCTGCAAGGCTACATCTCGGCGACCTGCCGACTTTTGTGCACGTTCAGCCAAGGCGGGGCTTATCAAACTGGGGGCACTGATTACTTCTACGCCAACACGGGGTTTCGGTTCACTGCTGGTTCTTCCAACGGCACCTCAGCTATTAATATTCCCAATATCTACAATGAAATCTACAAAGGCAGCGCTCAGTACAATGAGATGTTCCATATGAGGGCCACCCTATATCCGGGCTTGTCTGATGGGACGAACATCTGTGGCCCTTACATTCACTGGAGCTTCGTATCTTCTGCGGCTCCCGGCGGAAACAGAGGTCATGCAAATGGCACTGGCTCTTTGCGAAACTTGGTTGCGACTGAGATTGACGGCATCAAGTTTGAGCAGAACACCGGCAACATGCCTAATGGATCGTTCAAGGTCTGGGGGATCGTCTGATGACTCGATATAATATGACGGGCCAAGGAGAGATTGTTCCTTTCACGCCTGAAGAAGAAGCTGCGGCGGACGCAATCGAAGCGGCAGATGCCGCAATCGAAGAGGCAAATGCCGCTGCCGCGCCCATGCAGGAGTGGGAAGCTGCCATGGTGGCAAGCGACTCTCTGATGACGCGGGATGTCGAAGATCTGATTGACACCCTGCTGGTGACGGAGGTGCTACTGGAAAATCAGTTGCCGACTAAGCTGGCTGAGTTCCGGATTAAGAAGAAGGCATTGCGGGACACCAAGCCATGAAAGGAATCCTCACCAGTGTCGAGGCTTCATATGGAAGTTTTATGACATACAGCGCAGCCACGGTTAACACCGTTGTGATTTCTTCACAGCCAAAAGAGGCGGCTTGGATTGATAGCTATGGGATCATCGAGTGGCTGGCAGTTGGGGACCACTGGTTCTTAATTCTATCGGCCCTAGCTGTGCTCGTCAGGCTCGGAATTGATTTGCCAAAGTTGATAAAATACGTTTCAAATAAAGATTAAAAAACCAATTCAAAGGGCGAAAAAAATAAACGACCTAGAGACTCTGGCGCGTACCATCTACGGAGAAGCGGAGACCAACGACTGAGAGGATCAAATCGAACGCCTCTTTTTAAGGTAATTTGCAAAAAGGAAGTTTGTTATGACTATAGACGCATCAAAAATTCGTAAAATTGGTTCGGGTGCCGTTCCAAATGGAACCTCTGCATTGACAGCCCAGGCTGTCGCGGCCCCTGCTGGCGGCATCGGAGCGCACCAGGGCGCTTATGACACCGCCATCAATCGTGACGTAATGATTGCTGCGGTGAACAACAACCGCACGCGCATTGCTGAAATTGAAGCGGCTCTTCAGGCTTTCGGCATTGCTCTTTAATGCCAAGCTTTAGCAAGCATTCTTTGGCTCGTCTGGAGACGTGCGATGACCGCCTGATTGCTATCTGCAATCGGGTCATCAAGTGCATGGATTTCACGGTTGTCGAAGGGCACCGATCCAACGAGAGCCAGGAGATTATGTTTAATACGGGTCGCTCAAAGTTGCGTGCGGGAATGTCTCGCCACAATCGCGAACCGTCCATGGCCGTTGATGTTGCTCCGTATCGCAATGGGGGCATCGACTGGGACTCTCGTGAGCACTTCATCTTGCTGGCCGGCCATATGTTTCAGGCTGCTAGGGAGCTTGGTGTCCAGCTTCGTTGGGGCGGGGACTGGGACGGAGATCTAGACTTTAGGGACCAGAGCTTCAATGATCTCCCCCACTTTGAAATCGTAGGAGACTGAACATGATTAAAGCTTGGTACGCATCGAAGACGCTTTGGGCGAATGTGATTGCCGGAGCCGCTACAGTCGCCGGAGTATTTGGCGTTGACGTTGGGCTCGGGCCTGAAGAGCAGGCTCAGCTCGTTGCTGGCGTAATGGTGGTTGTGAATATCATCCTGCGCTTTGTCACGGACACCAAGATCCGATGACCCTTTGGATTGCCCTGGGAGCCCTCACAGGGCTTTTAGGCACGCTCCTGTACTTCCACCGCCAAGGAAAGGCTTCAGGGCGCTCTGACGCGCTCCTGGAGTCTTTTGAGGCTAAGAACAAGGCCATGAAGGAAGCAAGCAATGTCGAGGACTCTGTGCGCGGCATGTCTGACGGCACTGTTCACGATGAGCGGGTGCGTTGGAACCGAGATTGACGAGTGCGGAGCCTTCTCTCCGATTTACACATCGTCTCGTGATACCCTGACTCCTGGTACTGAGCGCCAGATTGTAGTTCACAATCTCTCTGGTGAGATTCTTTGCGGCTGGAATGCGCTTCAAGATTAAACGCCGCGTATGACATATCTTCGTTGCTTCTTGGGTGCCCTATAGGTGCCCTGACTGTTGGGTCCTTAGCTAAGTCACTGAAATCATTGGTGTAATTGACCCTGACCTCTGCCTTCGGAGGGCAGAGGTAAAAGACCTCTGGGATGGGAGCCATGGAGAACAACTCCCATCCCAGAGCCTCAAGGCCCAGGGGAGGCCGACCTTGAGGAGCCTTCTGTCCTTACCGGCACAATGCGACCACTCGACCTTGCAGGTGAGGACAAGGGATTGGTGGAGGGGAACCGGCTTAACTTCTCTTGAAGCAGGAGCAGAGTGTTTCTGAAGCAGGCTGACGGTTGCCTCAGATCAAAGCCCCTCCTTTGCGCATCCCTGGTTGAGCTTTTTAGTCATTGTTGTTCTCTTCCATTTCTTCCTGCGTTTTCTCCCACTCAGCCAGAACCGCTCTGACTGCGTTGCTCTTGTCGCCAAAAGTGGCGTCTTGACAGCCGAGAAGGCTATCAAACATCAATACCGGACCATCGGCAAGCTGAGACTTGACCTCTTTGGGCCAGCCCTTGCACGGAGTTCCATAGCCGCCGCTAAATGAGTCACAGAAATTCCCCTCAAAGCGAAATCCACTGGACTCAAGGATCGAGAAATGCAGCCGCCGCAAACAGGACGGATGCGTCAGGGCAAAGGACATCATGTCCAGATCAAGCGGCTCGCCCGCAGCCTTCAGCTCATACTCGCCCCAATAGCGAATGCCACCAGCTTTAGAATGGTCAAAGGCAACGAGCTGGACTGAATGACCTGAGTTCTCCAGAACATCAATCAGGCCAGCAATGGCTGCGCCACGGTTTCTGATTGTCTCCGTGGAGTTGGAAGCAGACGCCGAGATGCTGACATAGACAGGAATAATATGCTTGCGTGCATTCATGTCAGGATTGTGCGTCACCATGCATTCCATGTCACCGCCAATAAATCTTGGAACAGACGGATACATACCGGCAACATCGTATCCAAAAGAAGGAAAAACGGCCTCCATCTGCTGCACTGAACTGGCAGCGATCTCGGCAAAGTCAGCCCGCCCTTCGGGCCATCCATTTTCAGCGAGGTCGATAGCCTCTTCCAAGGATGTTGATCCTGTAAAAGAAACGCTTCCTGTTTTGGATTGCTCGTTAGAATCCCATCCACGGCTTGGTTCTTTCGCGAGTTCAATGAAATCGCTCCAGCGCCCAGATTCAAAAAGAAACCCTTTCTTGGGATGGCCCTTGCTTCTGATTTCTTGGACGTGCATTACATCACCTCTGCGTTGATCTTGGTGCGGGCCTCTTTGTCCATGCCTTTCCAGATGACCATCTCCTCAACCATCTGCCGACTCATGCCCGCACGCAGCAGACGCGAGCCAAAGATCGAGGCACGAGGCGAGACAACAAACCGGAGCTTCAGTTTGAAGACAGCCTTGCGAATTGCCTGCACCCGACGGACCCAATCAATCATGTCGTCGCCAGCGAGAGCGGTCTCCAGAGCCTCATCGTAGTCAAAGTCGACAACAACGAAGCGATCCAGAGTTGCGCCATCAAGGGCGTTGCGCCCGACGTAGATACGGTCAGCTCCACGTCCGAAAGTATTGGCCGCAGCAATGCACCGGAAGTCCTTATGACGCTCGATCACGCCATCAGGGAAGTCAGCGTGTCCGTTAGCCAGGGCGGCATTGAAAGCCATCATGGCACCGGCAGAGCTCGCGTCGACCTCATCGAACAGGAACAGGCCACCGTTCTCATAGGTCTCACGGAAGGCCGTGCGGACCGTCTTGCCGTTGGCATCAACAAAACCGGTCAGCTTGTAAGGGCTGTCAACCGCACCAGTGAAGCGGAACGGAATGGCAAGAGACTTCGCAATCTGCTCGGCAACACTCGTCTTGCCTGAGCCAGCAGGACCGATCAGCATGGCGTTCAGGTCACACTGCACCGTCTTGAAGACCTGCGGAAACGCCTCGTGAGCAAGCTCGACCGGAGGCGTATCCCCACCCGGAGGCGGAGCAGGCTGGATCATGTGCGGCATCCGAGCCTTGACCTCCGTAGAGATCATGTCGATCACTTTCTTCTCGGTCAGCGCATCGTCCTCTGCACGGAGAGCGTCCCGAACGATGGGAACGATTGCAGAAGCAATCAGCGTCGTCATCGGGTCGGTCCCCTCGGGGATCTTCACTTCCTTGGTTGCAGGAGCAGGTTCCGGCGCAGGAGCAGGCGCAGGAGCAGGAGGCAACGTGCCATCATGCTCGATAGGCGTCTCGATAGGCGCAGGCTCTTGATCGGGATCGGGGGTATAGAGCTTTAGCCATGCCATCGGATCGGACTGATAAGGATTGCCGGGAACGTAGGCTGGCGATTCGATCTCGCCCGCATTCAGGTAATGCTCCAAGCGAATCGAATGAGACCCCTCCAAGAACATGCGCTGAGCTTTGTGGGCTCCAATCGCTGCCAAATCGCGGCGAAATTCGCGGCGGAAAACCGCAATCTCTGATTTGGAATAGCCATGGCCCTCAAGAATGCTAAAAGCATAACCATCATTAAGGACAATCCTAATCTTATCCGTCTTGGAAAAATGCTGGCACTTTTCGGACGGAAGGCCGTAACCATTCAGCATTGAGTTCATTTCTGAAGTTGTGAGAGCCTCATGGAAAAAACAATGGTCCAGTCCTGTCGGATACCTATTAAACAACTTGGTCAGAAGCGCCCGCCTCTTCTCCGTCTTCATCTGTGTGCGTCGATTAAAGGTAGCCATCGGTTTCTCCATTCTCTCTTTGTGACAGGCTTTCAAACTTGGTTGTTTCGGGGTTAAAGTGCAGGTTCACCGTCCCGACAGGGCCATGTCTCTGCTTGGCAATAATCAGCTCTGCTACACCTGACTTCTCGCTGATTGCCTTCTCCCAATTTTCAAGTCGCTCAGAAAATGCGACCTGGGTTTCATTGGCTCGCCGTTCTGGCGCGGCCTTTGAGAGGTAATACTCCTCACGATAGAGAAACATCACCACGTCAGCGTCTTGCTCAATCGAGCCAGACTCCCTGAGATCAGATAGCAAGGGCCGCTTGTCTTCGCGCTGCTCCACTGCTCTGCTGAGCTGTGAAAGAGCAATCACTGGGACATCCAGCTCTTTTGCCATGGCTTTCAAACCCTGGCTGATCTCAGTTACTTCCTGAACCCTGTTGTCAGAGCGTCCAGTTCCTTTCATGAGCTGTAGGTAATCAACGATCACCAGATCCAGCCCCTTCTGTCGTTTCAGTCTTCGTGCTCTTGTCCTGATGGCCGAGACCGACAGGGCAGGAGTGTCATCAAGCATGAGCGGGACATCCTTTAGTCCCTGAGAAGCTTTCACAGCGCGTTCAACTTCCTTTGCACTGACCTTGCCTCGCCTCAAGAGGTCGGATGCAACGCCTGCAATGTCTGCAATCACGCGATTTGCGAGCTGATCTGACGCCATCTCCAAAGAGAACAGCGCCACATGCTTTGGGTTTTCCTTGCTGGCAGAAGCGCTCACCGCAATGTTCGTTGCGAGCGCTGTTTTGCCCATGGCCGGACGTGCAGCCAGGATGATTAGATCACTTGGCTGGAAGCCGCCCATCATTTGATCGAGATCAATCAGGTACGATCTGACACCTGTGATGCCGCCGCCGCCTTTGTAGGCGTTGTTGATTGTCTCAATAGCTCTCAGGGACGCATCAGAGATTGTCTCGAAGCCGCGGTCTTGCGAACCGAGCTCTGCAAGATCGAACAGGAGCTTCTCTGCCTCTTCGAGCTTATCAATGGCAGACGTGCCTGGTTCATAGTTGAACGCCTCATAGGTGATAATCTCACCAATCTCAGCCAGCTCTCTGCGGGTGTACCCGTCAACAACTGAACGAGCATAGTCAGGAACTGTTATGATGCTTGTGGCGGAAGCTACGAGCCCTGCCAGATAGGCAGGCCCGCCAACATCAGCAAGAGCGTCGTCTTGCTCAAAAAAGGGCTGCAATGTCAGCGGGTTAGCAACTGTTTCCTTGCCCATGAGAATTTCGATTGCGGCATAGATTCTGCCGTGAACCGGAATGAAAAAGTGCTCAGGCGTCAGGCCGCTTTCGATTCTCTCCATTGCATTGTTGTTGAGAAGCAGCGCTCCCAATAGAGCCTGCTCAATCGCCTCAGCCTGGTTTGTTGTCTCCATTTTTTCGCTTTCTCTCAACCAGCTTGCGGGCATGGCGCAAACCGCCTTCAATGGCGGTCCTTGCGTAGCGCACCTTGTCCACGGTTTCCGTTCGGCACTCAGCTTCGAGGAGCAGGTCTCGGGCACGGTTTACATGCCAGAAAGCTTGCTCCAGTCGGCTGACCCGAAGCTCTGGGTCCATGCCCAGAGACTTCTTTGGTCGGTTTCGCATCAGAACGGAACGTCGTCGTCGATGTCCTCGATGGCTCTGCCTTCATCGTAGCCGGCGTCTCCGCCATCGGAGCCGGAGCCGGACTCGCTTTTGGGCGTGAGGAACTTCACGGTGCCGTTGAAGTCGATCACGATCTCGGTCGTGTACTTGTCGTTGCCGTCCTTGTCGGTCCACTTCCGGGTCTGGAGCTTGCCTTGGACCAGGAGCATGTCGCCCTTCTTGGAGTTTCGCTCAACGGCTTCAGCAAGCTGTGCCGCAAAGATCACGACGCGATGCCACTCCGTCTTCTCCTTCATCTCGCCACTGGCCTTGTCTTTCCAGCGCTCGCTGGTAGCCATGTTGAGATTGCAGACAGCATTGCCGTTGTTCATCCGGCGCAACTCGGGGTCACGGCCAAGTCGGCCACAGATTGTTACCTGGTTAAGCATAGATTACTCCTCCTTGTTTGATGTGAGCGACCGGTTCTTGGTAGTCCAAAGAGCTGCCGCTTTGGTCACATGGCTTGCGTGGGTCTTCTTCATCTTGGACATTTCAGGTCCAAGCTCTGCATTGAGCTCGTTGAGCTGCTCAAGGCTAATTGCCGCCTCAGTCCGACGGCGATACTCAGTGATGACTTCGGGAACGCCCTCCTCGAACTTTTCCTTCATCATCTGGACGTAAGCGTTGTCGTCGAACTTGCCCAGGAACACGTCGGCATTGAAGCCAAGATGGCTCAAGCCCTTGGTCAGGCAATCAGTCATTGCCTTCTTGGGTGCGTCCTTGTCGAGCCGGCCCTTGTTGTCGAGCATCGGGCATGTGCAACGGATCGGGCCGAAAGAGTTCTCAAACTCCCCAACTGCCCAGTCCGGCGTCCCTTCAACCCGGCGCTTGACGCCCCAGTAGATCATCATGTCACACCAGACATAAGAAACGGTTCCGGCAAGTTCCTGACCGTAGGCGCAGTTGTAGCTCCAGCCGTCTCCAACAGGGCCGAAAACCTCCGTTGCACGCATGACCTGGTAGTGTGCGTCAATACTGGTGAACTTGCGGCCAAACTCAACAGCCTTTGTGTGCTTCGGGTCGGTGTAACAAACCTCCGACCAGATCGCCATGTTGTCTTTGCCCTTGGGCATGGTGTCGTTGTCATCAGGCATAAAGCTTCACTCCTTTTTGGTTTCAAAGAACTTGTCGAAAAAAGCCCTGACATTTTCGGGGATGTCTTCCTGTTTCAGGGGTCCATCATAGGGCTCAGCAGGAACGTCGGCGGGAACAAAACTGCCCGAGTATCCCGTTGCTTTTGCTGCTCGGGCGGCGTCTTTCCCAATCTCGGTCGCTGCGTCGACCACCATCTTCGTGGTTTCTAAGGCCAGCTTGTACTCTGCTCCGGGGCGGCAGACGCCGAAAAGGATCGCGAAGGGCATCGCGACGGTGGATTCGGCGACCTTGGTAGGGCAAATGTCGGCATAACTGGCTGCCTCAATCAGATACATGGTGGCTGCGTCCATCGCATTCGCGAGAAACACCTGCTGTTCTTGCGTCGTCAGTTTCTTTTTCATGAAAATAGGTTTCCCTGTTTTTCTCGCTTGATTTCATAGCAGTAAGCCTGACGCCCAGACCTGTTCTTGCGCTTTTCTCCTGTGCGCTGGATCAATCCGGCCTCTTCAAGCTCGTTCATGCGCCTCCAGACTGGATAGCCCAGGATGTCTCCCAGATTCTCTGCTGTCAGACCCATCTGGGATCTGGAGAAGATTTGCATCATAGCGCGATGCTGACCCTCTCGACCGAGCTTGATGCTGTCTGCGGCATCGTGGCTGGTATCGACATCGGTTTGCCTTGCCAGCTTGTGAGGTTCAAAAGGTAGCTTCATCCAACACTTCTCCAATCTTGGCCTCTATTACAGACAGAACCTCTTCCGGGCCTGCGTACATTCCAGAACGAAGCGCTTCCTCAAAGCAGGCGGCGCAAATGTTGTAGTTCGAATTACTCAGGAGCTTTCTGGCCGAGTATGGAAGAGCGTCGTAGCAATGCTCCATAAACTCTGCCCCATCATCGGCAGCCTGCAAGCAGCCAAACTTATTCCTTGCTTCCTCCATTTCGAACTTCCTTCATGTACTGTTCGCAGAACGCTGCAACTGCGCAGTAGTTCTCGCATCGAATAGCTTCACCTCGGCGCGTCTCAATTGAGAACTCGCCCTTCTTGTCTCCAAGCGTCTTGCCCTGGGCCTGACACCAGTCGTAAGCCTCGTTGTGGCCTGAATGCAGGCCGCCACGCTCGGCACGCTTGTTGCCGTTTTTCATGACCGCATAGACAGGGGGCTTCATCCAGCGCTCCTCATCGGAGCACAGAGGAAGCTTTTCACGAGCGCTCATGTGTGCATCGACACGCTCAAGCACGAACTCCTCGATGGCAGGGTCAGACCAGACCGGCTGGTCAATAATTGCCACCTTTGTCTGCGGGTAGTTGGAGTCGTTCTTCGCGGTCCTCATGCTCCAGTCGCGAAGAATCATCACGTTCTGGAGCTTGGTGACTGGATAGCTGTTGTACCGAGCAAGCCATGCGAGCATGTTGAGTTGCTGTGCTCGCTCGGGCTTTGCGTCGTAGATGACTTCCCAGACACTGGCGTACTTGTAGTCCTGAAGGACGTAGTTGCCTGAGTCGTCCTTGATGAGCGCAACGCGGTCAAACTTGCCAGTCAGAGAAATGCCGGGAGAAACCTCACGGTACAGGCGTTGCTCAGCAATGCCGTCGGCCTCAGCCCGCTCCAGGACCTCATGGATGGCCTTGCCTTCCAGAGCCCAGAGGCGGTCTGAGACATCCTCGACCAGATTGTCACCATAGAGCCGGCCAAGCTGTTTCTGCCGGGGCGGTGAAAGCAACTCAGTGACAGAGAACGTGCCTTCCTCGAATGGGCCGTCATAGATGTCCAGTGTCACAGCATCAACGATGGGCTGTGGCAGCCCGAGACGGTTCGTGAATTTCATGGTGCCTCCTACTCAACTTCCATGTACGTAATCAGCTCACCGAGCCGTCGAGCAAGCTGCTCCGACATATGCTCAGCCATCGCGACGTTCATGGGGTTTTGGCGGTTGCCCAGAAGACCCTTGATAGTCAACGCCAAGGCATGAAGCTCACGCGCTGTGGCTCCAACCTCTGCCATGCAGTCAAGGATGTGCGGGATCTGAAGCTCAGCGGCCGCGGAGTAATCCGTTTCCTGAGCGGGGTCGTCTGCTGGCGGCAGCTTTACGCTACCGTCTGTATAAGGAATATGTGCGGGCATCTCTCGTCCTTCGGCTTTGGATTATAGGCTTTTGAGCCTCTCAATTCGAGCCAATAAAAGCTCGTACATCGACCTCTCCGATTTAAGGTCGATCCAGAACTGGGTATAGATAATCGCGTTCTGGAAATCAGCAGGCAGTGGCAAGCTACGCCACTTGTGCGTTCGCATAAGTGCTCTCGCACCAACACGGATAGCATCTTCAGGATATTCTTGTAGGAATTTCACCCATTGGGAGAGCGCATCTGCGCTCGGTACTTGTGCTTGAAACACCTCGGCCATCACATCGAGCATTCGTGCGATGAATTGTTTTGATGGTGGGGTGTTAAGGTAGTCCTCAAGCTCTCGTTGAGCCTGTCGGATGTTTTCAATCTCTTCGTCTGAGATTTGTTTTGCGTATTCCGCGTTTTCCTGCTGTGTCTTCCCCTTAAAAAGGGTCATCAGCATCCTCTCGAATTGTTGCGCGTGTAATTTCCGCGCGTTTGTCTTCTCGGGTCTGCTTGGTAGGATTTCTCGCTGCTCGCTCTGAGGCGAACTTCCTGGCGTTGAGGAGCCAGCTTTTGAAAGCGAGGTTCCAGTCTTTTCTGAGTCCACGGCTTCCTCCTACTGATTGATAGTGTATCTCGAACTTCTCAGCTTCTTCCTGAAGGTCGAGGTTGGGGCAGTTCTCTGTTGCCCATTCCAGAACCTTCGGTGATGGCACCCAGTTTTCTGGGATGCGGTGGTTGCCTGTTGGCTTCTTATTGGCGCTCAGTGCGTCAGGAAGCCGCCTGAGTAGCTCGTTCACCATTGCCAGCAGTGTCTCTGCATCGGCAGCCGTTAGGCTGCTCTGTGATGCCCTTTCGTTCATTTCCGTGAGCGCCTGTTGGTTCGTCCGTACGACCTGCATCAACGCATTCATTTGTCTCGTTCCTCCAACCATACATTGAGCGGCATAACTACCAGCCAGTCAGCTCGGTCACGACGCACAAAGAGCATGTCGTTGTCTTCGAGCCAGCTATAGAGCCGAGCAAAATCATTCGCCCGGATCTTCACTTCTGCCTTTAGTTTTTTGTCTACGGTCACATCATGACCATCGCCCTGATAGTGGGCCGCGCCGGAGAGTGGGACTCTTTCGGCGGAAACTCCCTGTGATTTCAACAGGTTAACGATTTCTCGTTCGGCGCGTGCGCCTTTATCTCTCTGACTCTTGCCCATTTACACGCACCCGACATTCGAGTGCTGCGATCCAACAGGCAAGGTTCCATGCTGAGGGTCGCCTGGCCTTGGTTTCCCATTTGCCGACAAGCCCTGAAGCGCATCCAATGATTTCATCGAGGTCCCTTTGCGAGATTGATTTCTCGCGACGCCTCTTTGCGAGCTGATCTATGATCTCGTCGTAGAGGGCAAGGCTGCCGGGTGTTTCAGGATAGCAAACCTTCACACTGGCACCTCATCGCGCCGCTTGGACTGATGATGCTCATCCATAAATGGAGAGCTGTCAATCAACCGCGTCTTCCTTGAATGTGAGAACGGGAATTTCGTTCTCGTCTGCCTCTGACATCAGGATCTTATCTGATTCAGCAGCCAGAATAAGTGTTGGTCTGAATGCCTGGACGCTATTTAGCATCCATTCTGGTCGAGCCCATTCGAGGATTTCAACGTCATGGAGGACTGACCATGCTTTCAGAGGATTGTTTGCGGTATGGACAAAGCCAAGCGCTTCGATTCCATAGACATCCACAATAGGCTGGACCATCTCTGTCATTGGCCGAGGACAAATTGCCTCGAACTCAGGAGAGATAAGGACGCGCTGAGCACGTCCTCGTTCTGGGTATCGTTCAAGATTTGCCTTCATTGTGCACTCTTTCCCAATGAACTCGTCCCTTTCTCATACGCAGTCTCTCATAACCGAGACGCTTTTTCAAAAGCCATAGCGCAATAGAAAGGACAAGACCAGCAAATACAGCGGCAATCATGCCACCAAGTGTGCCGGCGAACATGAACAGAAGTGCTCCTGTAAACATGACATCAACAATAACTTCGATCCAAAGGAAACGAAGCAAGTTGATCTTTGCCATTACAACAATGCAAGCAATGGCGGTGATTAGGCCAACAACAAGCATCTCAATCATTTGATTGGCTCCTTTTTTATGCTGTTGGGAACAATATAGTCGATTGTTTTGACGCCCGCAGTCCTCAGTCGCACTCCATGAAGTGCCCCATCAACGCCGATGATAAGCTTTGTTTCGACACCGAGCGCATCGAGTAGCACCTGCATGGCAGCTAGACCAGAGACTATCTCGCACATGGTGTTCCAGTTTTTGTCAACCCGCTCCAAGGTCGCTGACCTTTTCAGGATTTCAGAGCGCTTGTCTTCTGGTTCGTCATTCATTGAATGCCTCCTATGGCTCATTAAGCCCTATGTCTTTGACGGGTAGGTATTTTCCACAAAGCTGAATTGCATAGCCCTTCTCACAGAGCTCTTTCACGACTTTGTGAGTGTGACCCAGTGAGCCGTTGCCGGCACGGGCCTGCAGCCCCCTCATGGTGATTGCATGACGCTCTTCGGCATAGTGAGCCTGGAGAGCCTCAAAGACTTTGAGCTCCACTGGTGTGAGGGGTGGTCGCGTGACCATGATTGCCCTCATGATATTGCAGATCTCACGCCTGGACGGCGTTACCATGGTTGCGGCATGGATTACCTTGCCGACACGCTCAATCTGCTCGTCATCAGGATTGATGCTCGATTGCATGTCGATCATTTTGATCTCCGTTATGTTTATTATTGATGCCTCCTGTAAAGAGGTGGGAGGTCCGAGGAGCTTCGTGGCGTTGCGCCCAATCCGAAGAAGAGGCTCCACACCCCGGACCTTCCCACATGGAGTTGGTTTGCACACTGGTTTATGCAGCCCCGAGAGATCTGCTACGCAGTGGGTTTTGGCCGCCTCCATTCCATTGTTACCAGATATTTCATCTGGCGAAAGATTTTGATGATCCAGCGCGGAATGAAGTACTCGTAGACTTCGCCATGCGTGTTCACATAAGCAACGTAGGGGGCCTCCTTGCGTTCACGGGTAGTGCGGCGTGCCTCACGCTTGTTCCGGTCCTTGAACATGACGTGAATGAGCGCAATCAGCAACGCCACGGGCACCCGTGCGATCTTGGCTGCCACACGCTGTGGTGCCAAAATGAACGAAAAGATCATCAAAATTATTGCAAATGCTTCCATTTCTTCCTCTTTTTTTCTGTTTTCGGTATGCGGCATGGTGCCCTGGCCCCCGGCCAAACCTCTCTACATACTGTGCGTTAGTATAAGAGCTGAGCCGGAGAAGGAGCAGGTCTTTCGACCCACTCCCCTCCATTTGTTCAGCTCGCCTTTGCAGCTTTCTCCTCTCCGAGGATGGCGTCGATGCTGGCAACAAGCTTCTTCGCTGCCTCGGCCTCGACCTTGGCACCAGCCTTGCCGTAGGGCTTGTAGCGCGTGCCTGTGACGGTCTGGTAGCTGGACTTGATGTCAGCCACCATATCGTCCCAGAACTCGATACTAGCTTCACAAGTGTCGCGATACCGAACCAGACCCGCCAGGCGTGTCATGTCGATTTCCTGACCAGTCTCCGCCCTGGAGCGCGTCTGCTTCATGTAGCCGGTGTTCCGGCTGAGGTTGTTGAGATGATACTCCCGCTGCTTCTCGAAAGCCCACACCATGCGCGAGAGCAGGATGTGTGCGTCCGTGGTTTCGCGAGGCTGGATGTCTCCGTCATCCTTCGTGATGAAGCCCATTTGCTCATCTTCGATGATCGCGCTGCACAGGTCCTCCAGACCCGTGAAGAAGTCGCTGAGGATGCGGGCATCAATGCCGTGTTTCTTAAAAGCGTCGTCGCCCAAGAGGGCACCGCGCAAGTCGAAGCGGTCGTTGTCGCCCTCTTCGATAATGGGCTGGGTGAAGTCGTCGATATTCGTGATGTCAGTCATGATTGTTTCTCCAGTGTGGGAGCGGATGTTCCCCGCCGCCCCCTTCGGGGTCGCTAGTCGTTGTCCTGTCGTTTGGTCATCCACCGCCATAGCTCTTTCAGCAAGAGCCAGACGGTGAATGCTATGCCTCCTTCCATCAGAGCTCCTTCAGGTTGCCACGGCATGAGATTGGGGTGCTGTAATGGTGCTGCACCCAGGTCTCGAACTCCAACATGTCGTCGTACATGACTCCCAGCTTCATGCCGGTTAGCCTGTCCATCTCAGCCTCCAAGATGCACAGGTCGTCATCGTTCCCCGTTTCGCGGGCCAGATCGAGCAGTTCCGTCAGAACCTGTTCGCGTTCCATGTCATTCTCCATTGATTTCGATGTTAATTTCAGTTCATTTAGACCAAATTCACCCTATCTCACCCTATTTTACGGGGTGCCAGACCTTCACTCCGGCCTTGGTTACGATCGATGTAGGTGTTCCGAATTTTCATGATGTATCTCCAGTGTAGGCGTTATGGTGATGTTGCCGTGGTGGGGCCGAAGCCCCCGGTGTTAGTAGCCCTCGTCTGCAATGTACCGCCGGCGCGGCCAATCACGTTCAGAAGGCGCGGGCCGGGCGTCATGCCAAGTTTCATCGGGATATTCACGTCGCGCCGCGACCAACGCCCCCAGAGATGTGTAAGCATCGACCCTTGCGCTCACCTCATATCCGTCCCAATCGATGCCCGTCACGTAAAACTCAGTCATCTGTATTCCCTCCTGTTGGTCCTACCACTTAAGGCCCGCCCTCGGTGTGAGGAGCGGGCCGGTGGGGTGTTAGCGAGCCATCCACTCGTCGAAGGTGGGGAGCGGTGCGCCGCCGTTGGTGATGTCCCCGCCGTTGCCGTCGTCGGCGAAGGTGAGGAAGATCTCGAACTCCTGCTCGTGGGTGCCGCGCAACTTGGTCTGAAAAAAGTCGTCGGGCGTCATGTCGGTCATGTTTCTCTCCATCGGGCTTCATTATTTAAGCGTGCTCAGGCTATGCGTTTGTAGACGCGTGGTAGCTAGTGGTCTTCTCTAACAAAAAGACGGGTCCCCCCAACCTCATCACCTGAGGGGCTGATCGAAGAGACATTGGGAGGCGGTATATTCACCGTTTGCGTTCTCGCCCCAGTCCTGTTTCGGACATTCCCTCGGGCGATGCTCCTGCTCTTCTTTGTAGTCGGCGGGTCAATGGTATGACCGCCCGCCGTTGCAGAGACGTATGGCACCAGCGCCAAGGGCTGGGGCAAGACCTTCTTCGATGGCAATCTTGTGAGACAACACAAACCGCCAGGAAAGTCGGCTCACACAGTCCCACGTGTACAGTAGTAGGGAAGAAGGTCTTGAGCCAGACCGAGCTGGTGCCAAGCGAGCGCAGCGAGCGCTAGTCGGAGCAGGCGGGTGGTCATGCCATTGACCCTGTTGACGGAGAGCTGGGGCGTTGTCTGGGGGTGGCTGGGGCAGGGCTGGGGCGAGATCCATCGAGTGACTCCGCAGCCCGATGTTTCTTCGATCAGCCCCTCAGGTGAGTGGCGGCGAAGCCGACACACTGAGCCCCATGGGGGCGACATCAGTCTAGAGCCTGACAAGGCGATATGAGCCTTTTGAGGGGTGATTGCCAAAAGCTGTCAAGTGAATAGCGACGCTGCTCTCGGATAACCTCTTTCACCAAGGCATTGATGTAAAAGGGAGATCAGCCACGCTCCCACAGGCACCGTAAATGTGATGTCGATGACGCTTGCAACAGAGCGTCTTTTGGACGACCCTCCGGGGAGGGGGAAGCGAACAAAGTGAGCGAAGAGGGGGAGGGGTCAGGATGTCAGATATAGCAAAACTATCAAGGATGAGCGCTGCTGAAGCAGGGGCTGAACTGACCCCGTTACAGAGGCGTGTTGTTGATATACTCGTAGCAGAAGGTGGCACCATCGGTGATGCAGGCGTCAAGGCCGGCTACGCACCCAACAATCCAGAGGCAGCAAGAGTGTCAGCCTCAAACGCCCTGCGGCTTCCACACGTACAGATGTACATGTTCAAGCGTGTCGCTGAGGACATTGGTATACACGGATTTGTTGGTCTCAACGTCCTCCGTACATTGGCCCAAAGTGCAAAGAGTGAGTTCGTAAGACTGGAAGCAAGCAAGGATCTGCTTGATCGCGGTGGCTTCAAGGCACCTGAGAGGCAGCAACAGAGTGGATCACTCGATGTGAAGATCAACATTGATCTAACACAGGGTGATACGTCTGATTGACGTGACGTACTGAGCCCGTAAGGGCTGCAGGCTCACAGTCAGGTGAGAAGAAG